AAGGTCAAGGACTGCCGCCTCAAGATCCGTAATTTTTGTAGGTATCACATCCGCACCTGCAAGCATCAACAGAGCCTGATACCTGCCGTTCAAATACTCCTGTGCAGTTGCCTGACTCCGGGCATGTGCGGGTAACGGAACTCTGATTCGTGCTTCTTCATACTCGTATTGAGTGTATGAGGTTCCATCGTCGGTTGTTCCGGTTGTTTCTGTGATGTTCCAATGCACCAGGACATCTACTGATCCGCCTTTAAACGATCCCCAATCGAGTTCTACCTGTTCAGGTTGTGTGTTTCGCGTTACCATGTTAGTTTCTCCATAGGATTCCTAATTTTCAAATTTTCAGAACTCATTTTCATGATCTCCATGATTGTTGTGTTGTCAAAAATCAATTTGCGGGCTAGATTATACGAGTTGCAATGTTTCAGCCATCCTAACGATGACATCACCGAAGATACAATAGATTTATCTGATTTTACTTTACCCAATTCTATCTCTTTGATTCTGGTTTTTAAGTTTCGTGCGGATGATTTACGTAGCCGGATATATTTCCGGTAATGGTGATACCCTAAAAAATCTACTCCACATTTATCAATAGGATATATGTTTGTTTTCGGATTGAGTTTCAGATGTAATTCTGATAGGTATTCTGATATCTCAACCAATAACCGTTTTAAAAACTCTTTATCAGCATGAAAAATGACTCCATCATCACAATACCGGACATAATATTTTATTCCCCATTTCTCTTTTAACCAGTGATCGAACTCATTCAGGTAAATGTTGCTAAAATACTGGCTCAAATAATTACCAATCGGAACACCTGGAACGCTCCGGATAATTTCCTCTAAAAGATTCAAAGTCTCTTTACATTTGATCTTTTTTGAGATTAACCGGATTAAGACATCATGATCCATTGAGGGATAAAATTTTGAGATATCAAACTTTAAACAGTATTGCGTATTTGGAATGTCTTTCAGGAACTTTCTTACACGATATGAACCTGCATGAAGTCCTTTCCCTGGTATAGCAGAATACAAGTCATAAATAAAAACACTGTCCCATATCGGTTGGATAACCTGCATGATTGCATGGTGCACTATTCTATCTGGATAATATGGGAGTTTGTAAATGGTTCTCTGTTTTGGTTCGTATATCTCTTTCAGGCTGTATTCTGATGTTTTATACGTCCCAGATACAAGCATCTGCCGAATTTCTGACAAATAATAATCAGGGTCTTCGTCAACCATCCGGACTTCCTGATAATAGGATTTGCCTTTCCGTGCGTTTTTATGTGCTTCTTTCAGGTTCTCCGGATGAACGATTTTATGAAACAGATTCCCCTGCCGTTTCATGATTCGACCCTGCCATTCCGGAAGAACCTTCCCAGAAGTACCAGCACTTCCGGATGGTTGGTTCTGTGTTTGACCAGATTACTCTGATTCTGGTTTAAGTGCTGTTCAGGGTCGCTCTTCCTGAGCTCAAGACGGGCGCCAACACTCGGACCGACAGTCGAAGCCGCGGCGTTATCCGCATCCAAACAGCCGACCCCCGCCCTACCGGCATTAGCCCAACCGCCCCCCGCAAGCAGGCACCTTATACACTTAAACCGTCTTATTATTGTCATTTATACCATTTAAGTGAATGCAAAATACTTTCCAAAGTTTTTGACAATTGCATAAAACGGGATCTTATCTGCATAGGTTTCGATCTGGTTGGTGAGAACTCCGGAACCCGTGAAAATAATACGTTTAATGCTATCAATCTCGAATTGGAGTGTCAAATACATCTCATCTTTGAACTTACTTTTATGAACCGCGTATCCCGTCACAAGTATTTCTTTATCCAAAATATCCGCGAGTTTCATTTTCTCTCCATCAAGTTTTCCAGACGCGGGCGCGAAATCAGAAAATTTAGGGTGCGTGATTATATCACCCCAAAAACTCAAGACGGGCGCCAATAGTCGGACCGACAGACGAAGCCGCGGCGTTATACGCAAACAAAAAGCCGACCCCCGCCCTACCGGCATGATTCCAAAAGCCCCCCGCAAGCAGGCACCCTATTTGTGAGATTCCGGATTTATGCGAATAAAAATAATCAGTGAGGTAGGTTGATTCCGAACCAGACAATGCAGAGGCAATGAAGGCCAGTTTCAGAGGATCTGAAAACACCAGATCGGAAACATATCCATGGCAGTATTCTCCTCCGTCTGTCCCGCTGATATTACTGGTTCCATTGAGCGGAGTAATTCCGGTTGTCTGTTCATAATTCCCTGCTGTGAGAATTGCTGCCAATGCTCCGGTTCCATCCCGTTTCATCACGTTGTATGCGGTATCAATCGAATTGAACCCGATAATAAACTTCCAGATGTTCCCCCACGGATTTTCTATTCCGCGATACACAACGGCCTGTGTATCGGTTCCTCCTCCGGTTCCGTTCGTTCCCATTAATGAGTTGCCCTGTCCTGTAGCAAGTGCCTGTGTGTTGCTTGCATTCGTTCTCCCGGGTGCAACCGCTGATTGAGAATTAAATGAGGCATACTCGATATAGAACAGGCTTTGCAATAACATCTGCGTCCAAAATGACTGTATACCCCAATTAGGTCCTATCAGGTTTGCAGCCGTTTCAAACTGTGCCATTGTCCCGGAATTTGTGGGTGTGTTGCCCGTGAGCGGTGTAGTTCCGGATTTGCTAGTTAATTTAAGACCTGTCCAAGATGTCGCGTATTTTGTTGCGGTTGTTGCATCAGATGATACAGTTCCCCCGTTATTACTCGCTTCATACGCTCCAACATACAATTTCTGTGATTTTACTCCGGTTCTGTCCCGCCTCCAAAATGCCGGATGCCAGACAGATGTAACATGAGGAGACGTAAACACCCTGGCGCCGAACAAAAGACCCTGATAATCACCTTCCCGGTATGAGCCAGCGTAGCATCCGGGAATCTCTGACATGATGTAATCAGAGGTCAATGTGAGTCCATCTCCTCTGGCATTCTCGCCGTATGTGGGATTTCCGGATGCGTCTAACTGGCACCGTTTAATTTCGCCCCATAATGGGTGATTATCGAAATTCGACGATGATAAGGTGATAGTATCGCCGTTCTCATCAATCCTCTGCAATGAGGGAGAACTGGATGCGCGATTCCACAAAACCCCATAAATAGGGGATGAATCAAGATAAGATCCTGCTTCCCACGGATCTACCCATCTGTCTCTCCATGCCATGATTACAGCCCCGATACCGGACAGATCATGGCATAAACATCTGTAGAGTCTGCCGTAATCCGAATTTTATTTCCTGCTTTTAAAACGAGTTTTGTATTGTTTGACACCCCATTCTTCAGCGGTATGGAGGATTCAGGTAGAAGGGGGAACAATTTAGTATTAGTTCCATCAGTAATCCACATCTCCGCATTTGCGGCTGAATCTCCATTATTTGCTATGTGAATCAGTAAAGATAACTCACGTGTTTCTCCGGAGTTGCTAATCAAATCCTGTTCTGTGTCTGCCGTCCCAATTTGGACGATTACCGGGTCAATGATTGATGCTGTCATGATTGTTTCACCCAAAAATTAACGCTGCCATAACCGGGTCTGTTCCCGCGGTGTTCTCAAGAGTCGTAACTCTACCATCAATAGAACTTATATCACTTACTGCTGTTGATAATGTGCCTTCTGCCGTGTCCAATCGCCCATCAATCGACGTAATACTGCTATCTGCCGTATCCAGCCTGATATCTAAATCTTCAATGTTGTTTTTATACGCGGTGAAGTCGTATCCCGTCCCGGTTCTGGCGCATTTCGTTCCGGACGGCCATTCTATCCCGCCGCCGGATGTAGATGAATGCCGTGCCCCGGTTCTTACAATCGTAAGCGTTCCGGTTCCTGATGCGGATGATTTGGCAGTATATTCGCACGTTTCATACGTGGTATCATCCCAGAACGTTATGAGATTTGCGCCTTCCGTTCCGACTGCCGGAAAACACGCGAGTTCAGTGACAGAAACTTCAGTTGCACTATCTGATAATGTTGCTGAAGTGGTTGTTTGAGGTGATCCGTCTTTTACCGGATACATCGTCATTTGTGCCATGATTTAACCTCAAGCCGGTCTGCTCATCGTGCATTCAATTGTAACAAGCAGAGAACCGCCTGCTTCAAACTGTGCGGGGAGTAAACCCGATGCAGGCAGATACCGGTATAATCCGATTCCCTGTCCAGCCGTGGCGTTATTCATCGGACAAATGGCTTTAACCGCAGCCGATCCGGTAAATACAAACTGCTTGCTCATCGTGACGACTCCGGTTTCAGAGTCATGAGATACGGTAGCAGCGGAACGTGCAGCCCCGTTTGTAGTCAGTTCTGTAATTGGTGCGCTCTGCGTGGTTGCATACGCGGTGTCGTCTGAATCCAGTGCAATATACTTAAATTCCAGTAATTTCTTATTAACTTCCTTTAATGCTGCATCGCAAACTAATACACTTACCATTTACTCCTCCTCTAGTGGTAACTTACCGGTATCGAATACCGGAGATCCTTCTTTATCCTGCCATACAAGCCTGATTGTGGTTTTCGGTTGCATTTCTGACTGTTGAACTTCGCTCATATTCCTGACCTCGCTAATGCTCTTCTCGTTTC